AGATCCCCATAAAGATCACACTCCCTTCTATATAAAGAGGATTCCTCTCTCGTCATACACACTGGTGGGCGGGGTACTGCGGATACAGCGGTCAAGCCCCATGATCAGGGCCACGATACCGTCAATCTTCTCCACCGACCGCTCCTTATCCGGCTTGATATTCCCGGCCGGGTCTTGGCGCATCACCACGTTCTGGGCCATCCATTTGAGAACCGGATTCCCACCGTGGATGATATTCCCTTCCATTAGCAGCTTATACAGTTCCTTGGACGGAGGGGACATATCTTTAAAGCCCTGTCCGAAGGGAACCATCGTAAATCCCATATCCTCCAAGTTCTGCACCATCTGCGTGGCATTCCAACGGTCATAGGCAATCTCGATGATGTGATACTTCTCTCCCAGCTGCTCAATGAACCGCTCAATAAACCCGTAATGGATCACGTTTCCTTCCGTGGTCAGGATGTACCCCTGCCGCTCCCATACATCATAGAGGACATGATCCCGGCGGCAGCGCAGTTCCAGTGTTTCCTCCGGCAGCCAGAAGAAAGGCAGAACAGTGTATTTCTCTTCTTCCGTCCTTGGAGGAAAGACCAGCACCAATGCCGTGATATCCGAGGTAGAGGAAAGGTCAAGCCCCGCAAAGCAGTCCCGGCCCAAGAGCGAGGCGTAATCAATCTTCTGATTGCCCCGGTCGTAGATATGCTCCGGTATCCATGCCACCGCTGAGTTTGTCCACATATTCAGACGCAGCTGCTTGAATACATTTTCCTCTGCCGGATTATCCAGTGCCTCCCGGTAAGCATCCCGGACACGGTCGATGCTGATGGTGTATCCCAGAGACGGATTCGCCTTGTACCAGTTCTTCTCATCGTTCCAATCGTCCTCATCACTCAGGCCATAAATCACTGGGTAGAAGGAATGATCCGCCTTCCGTCCATTCATAATATCCAGCGCCTTGGTGTGCAGTTCATAGCAGATGCTCTCCTTATCCGTTCCGGCCGTGGTTATAATAAAAAACAGCGGCTGCTCACGGGCATCGCCGGAGCCTTTGGTCATAACGTCATAGAGTTTCCGGTTCGGCTGGGCATGGATTTCATCAAAGACGAGACCGGAAATATTCAATCCGTGTTTCGTACCTGTCTCAGCGGAAAGCACCTGATAGAACCCGGCATTCCGGTAATTGACGATCCGCTTGGTGGCCGCTGCAATCTTCGACCGCTTTAAGAGCGCCGGACACTTTTCCACCATCCGCTTCGCCACATCAAAAACGATGGACGCCTGACTCCGGTCATTGGCGCAGCCATACACTTCCGCACTGGCCTCGCCATCCCCATAGAGAAGATACAGGGCGATGGCAGCCGCCAGTTCCGACTTCCCGTTTTTCTTCGGGATCTCCACATAGGCGCTCCGAAACTGTCGCTTCCCATCCGCTTTCACGATGCCAAAAATATCCCGGACGATCTGCTCCTGCCACGGGAGCAGTAAAAATGGTTTCCCATCCCATTTGCCCTTCGTGTGTTTCAGGTTCTGTATAAAAGCGACCGCATGATCCGCCCGCTTCGCATCGTAATGGGAAGTGGAGAGCATAAAAGGGGAAGGTGTGTATTGAAAATCCATCAGCAGCCGCCCCCTTCCAGTAGTTTCTCCATCTCATCTTCTTCATCACTGTTTTCACCACCAACGATCCGGCTCCGGGCCGATGGGGTAAGGCCAAACTGTTCACAGAACTTCAGCATGATCTTCATATTGGTCTGGGCGATGGATACCTGCGGCACCTGCTGCAGATAGCCATTGGGCGTCCGCACCATCGAGCCATGCTGGGTCAGGAATTCCTCCGCTTCCTTCCAACGGGCATAGGCTTGGCAGTACCCGGCAAAGGCCGCCATATCCATCTCCGTCAGAAGTCCCATCTGCTCCAGCACTTTCGCCATGCGTTTCCACTCCTTTTTCGCCTCATCCTCCAGCCAAGAAGGGCAGCGGGGAGCCTTCTTCTCTGGCTTTGGTTCTTTTGTATTTAAAGGCCGACCGCCCGGATTGCCCTCCAGCATCTTCAGTGCGGTCGGCTTCGGTTTCCTGCCTCTCTGCGCCATCGCTCCCACCTCCGTTTCATGGCACAAAAATAGGAGCCTTGCGGCTCCCATCCAAGTTTCTATCTTTAGCAAAATTCAATCGTCAGCATTCCTTCTCTTCCGAGGTAAAAATCATTCTGGGTCAGAGGGTCTTCCAGAAAGGTTTCCTTCGCCTCCTGTACCAGCCTTTTCAGCTGTTCCTCTCCAATCCGTTCCTGCAATGTCTTTTTCGTGATCTTCTTTCCATTCAGATAAAATTTTGTCCTCATCTTTCTTCCTCCATTCTGCTTTCCCTTTTGGTAGTACACATATTCGCTCTGATTACGGATATTAGCAAGTCAATTCTGGAATATATATTGCACAAATCATTAGGGTGAATATTGTCGTTTCTACACAACGCAAGTATGTCAGGAAATCCCACTTAGTTTTCCGTTCTTTATGCGGCACGAAGTAACAATCTCATCTAGAAATTCATCTGGGTAAATTTCATGTTCGCTGCCTCTCCAACCTAAATGTCCCATTACGCTATCGCCGTCTAGTATTTTAGGAAATTCAGAACGTTCCAGATGAATATATCCACTTCCCGTCATCAGATCCATTTCTTCGATTTCATCAACGGCCATCCATTCTCGAACAGTGTTATGATCAAAAGCTCTCTCCTTCAAAGATCCAAACGCCTCCTTTGCCGATGGATGATCTCCAAAATTTCCTCCTGCTCCGTGCGGTCAACATCGATACTCTCCAGCGCTTCTCTGGTTCCACAGTCCGGACAAATCAGTGTTTGGTTATCCATTCTGGAAATAGCGGCTGGCTCGTAATAAGCCTTCCCACACCGTGGGCAGATTTTAATCTGAGTGACGTTTGTTTCTTTCATGGCACATCCTCCTGCTGTTTTTAATTGCCTCAATCAAATATCTACTATCAAATCCAAAACTCTTATAACCTTTCAGACAGGTGGAAGTATAAAATCTGCTTGGAATTCCAAATGGTCTGTCCTCGTGCATGATGTACACGAAGGTATTCCGCATCCGGATTTTCCCGCTTCGGATTCCTTTGATCGGAAGCAGCATCTCTTTTTTGTAATAAAAAGTAGGAAAGCCTTCATAGCGATCCAACGCCAACTCATCCTCAGTGCTTACCTCCCACGCTGCGACCGGAACCCGGCTGCCTTTCTTTGGCTCAATCGTCAGATAAGATCCAGTCTTGCTTCCCTTGAAAAGCAATTCATAATCCGGGATCTCGGAAGTACCGATGATCCGTGCAGATGAACAGCGCATCCGCATCTGCCGGATGTTCAGGTTGCTGCCATAAGCAATGTAATATCGTTTCTTCATTTTGGTATCCGTCCTTTCCGAAGGGGTTACCCTTCTACCACCTTAAGACCGCCGAAGCGGTCAGGGGAAAGGTGGCAGGAGGCTAACTCCTGCGGTTCCTTCAAGCGGCGGCCCTACCTCTCCTGAAGGCGGTGTCTCCTGCAAGTCTCTTTGTCAGGATCTCCCTTGCGGTTTTAAATTCATCCCCGATGAATCCCAGCCGGAGGAGCCAAGTCCGCATGGCGTATTTTGGATTTTCATTCTGCTGTGGTTTCGGGCTGGCTGTTCTTACTGTCTTGGCCATCTGGCTCAGTGCAAGGCAAAGCTGGATGTAGCTTTTCAGCTGTCCGGCATGAAGCCCGCCTCTGCGGTCTCCGCTGGGAGTATCGAATTGGAAGAGCCGGAATTCGACCGTCCCTTTTGTAAAAGTCGCATGGTAGTTCAGCATATGGTAGCGGCTGTTGTTATAGTGAAGGTTTCTGTCGTAGTTGGCATTGTGGCTG